GCCAGTAGGTGTTGTTGGAGATGCCGCCGCCGCCGCCGCCCCCGAAGTACCCGCCGTCGTGCGCGAGACCGCCGTAGGTGTCGCCGGCCCGGCCGCCCGCACCCACGTGGGAGGCTCCACCATCGCCCATGAAGATGTAGGTCACAGCAGTGGTTGTGCCGCTGTATATGGTTCGCCCGTGCTGCCCGTCCTCGCCGGGGATGGCGATGAAGTTCGCGGCGTACGAGGTGATATCCCCGCCCACGCCGAAGGTGGCGGAGGCGGGGGTGTTGCTCGCGGTTGCCCCGCCGCCGCCGCCGCCGCCCTGGCAGACCGTATACCACCATTCGCCGGACGATCCGAACGACGTGATACCTCCGACGCCGCCCGTACCGTTGTTTACGCCCCCGGCGCCGCCCGCACCGACCTTGAGGGAGACGTTCGCGCCGGCGGTGAACAGCTTCCCGGAGAACCAGCCCTCCGCATAGCAGCCGCCGCCGCCGCCGCCGGCCTGACCGACACCGGCGGACCCGGCATTGGCGCCGCCTCCGCCGCCTCCGCCGCCGACCATCATCACCCGCAGCCATTCCAGGCCCGACGGCACAGTCCAGGTGCTGTTGCCCGCGGACTCGTAGTAGTTCACCGACATCTGAATAGTGCCCAGCGTGACCTGCGGGGCCGCCTGGGTCCAGGTCGTACCGGACACGAACGTTTCCAGGCGTTGGGTCTGCTGGTTGTAGACGGTCATGCCGGGCCAGGCCTTGCCGTTGAGCAGGTTCCGGGCGGTGGTGGTGGGAACGGGCAGGCTCCCGCCGGCAGCGACGGTCCACCGGTCGGTCGAGCGCATGTCGGTGATGGTCACCTTCGTCATGTCGTTGGCGTTGGCCGGCAGCGTGTACCGGGCCAGCTCGACCCACGCCGGGGAACCGGTCACCGTCGGAACAGCCGGTGTCGCCGAAGGGGTACCCACGACGATGCGGATATGCGCATCCGAGTCGCCGTCGCCGTAGAACTGGTCGTTCTGTTGCAGGATGACCCGGTCGATACGCGAGTAGGTGCCGTCGGGAATCTGCCCGTCCGTGCCCATCGGCAGCAAGGTCAGGGCCGTGTCGGAGGTGATCAGGTACGCGCCGCCGTTGGCCGAGCGTTGCGCCGGCATCACGTATTGCAAGGGGGCGACGGACAGGCTGGTCGTGCTGACAGCGGTGACCCTGCCGGGGTCGGTGTTGAACCCGGGCTTGAACCCGGACCGGGTATGCGGCTGGTCGAGGTAGGTCGCGGTATCGCGCATGCCGGGCGTCAGCAGCAACGCGATCGCCATCCGCGCCTCTTCGACGTCGATGTTGTCGTTCACGGCCCACGACGATCGGATCGCCATCGCTCAACGCCCCCTTCTTCGTCGGTCGGTCATAGCAGTGCGGCGCTGCGCCAGGCGATGGTCAGTACCGCGTCCGGGTTGACCCCCATGGAGGTGAACAGCACGGCCGAGCGGCCCGGCGGCAGCGGGAACCAGTTGCGGACGGTCAGCTTGTCGTTGCGGCCGATCCACGACGGATCGGTGTCCGGGTCGGTACCGGCATTGCCCTGGGCCGGGTAGAAGTTGGCGGTGTCCAGCAGCAGTGCCTGCCCGGCCGGGATGCTGAACCCGGCCGCGGTGGCCAGGGCGCCGGTGCCGCCGACCAGCGAGACGGCGGGGGAGTCGACGGGGCCGGTGATGGTGAACGTCGGCCAGACCGGCAGCGGGCCGTCGTTGTCGACGATGCCGGTGCCGCCGCCGCGGGCGGTGCCGAACTCCAGGCCCGCGCCCGAGGGTGGCAGGGTGTCGAAGTGCAGCGGGAAGTGCAGCCCGGCCGCGGGGTCCTTGTACGGCAACGCCACCTGCACCTGCTGCTCGTCGAGGCTGTAGCGGCGCGGGTCGGTGGCCAGCCACGACACGGTGACGGTGTGCAGGCCCATGCTGAACTCGCGCGGCGACGGGATCGCGGCCTTGTCGATCCGGGCGTACACGATCTCCGGGTTCGCGGTGCCGGCCCACACGACCAGGGGCTGCTCCTGCGGGTCCTCGACCGGTGTCAACGCCCGCCGCAAAGGCTCGAGGGTGTCGATGTCGCCGTAGTCGGTGTAGGTGAACGTGGCCTCGACGGTACGGGTGCCGAAGGTCTGCAGCCCGGCGATCGAGCCCCAGCGGCCCTCCCGGTTGATGTTCGTGTTGATCGAGTCGGGCAGGGTCAGCCAGCCGGACAGGTCGGTCAGCGTCCACGCCGAGCCGGGCCAGCCCAGCAGCATGCCGTCCCATTCGAGGTGCCACTGCCCGGCGGGCACGACCAGATCTCCGGCAGCCATCAGCCGAGCCCCCTCGCCAGCCAGTCCAGGTCCCGGGCCACGACGGCCGCGTCGGCGCCGTGCTCGTGGTAGTTCTCGATGTTCAGCCCGCCCCGGGCACCCGCGCCGGCTTGCCGGGCGAGGGCGTGCATGTCGGTGAACTGCTGGTCGGTCAGCACCGCATCCGGGGCGCTCGAGCCGTGGTAGACGGGCATGACACCGCCGGGCAGGCCACGGGTGTCGGGCAGCAGCCCGCCCGCGTCGAACGACATCGGCGGCTCCGGCCACCCGTAGGCAAGGAACGCCTTGAGCCGTTCATCCTTGGAGGCGTCCAGGATCGTCGAGCCGCGGGCCGGGCCGCCGGCGGCGAGGCCGGGCAGGTGCAGGATCTCGTCGTAGTACGACAGCTTGGTCCCCACGTGCCCGATCGCCAGCGGGGTGCCGTTGCCGTGGTAGGCCTCGGCGTGCAGACCGTCGATGTTGGCCGCCGTGTGCGAGCCGCGCTTGAGGTAGACGGTGAACCGGCCCGGCCCGGCCGCCATTCCGAATTTCCCGGCACCCATGCCGGAGGTGGTGAAATACCGCTTGTAGAGACTGTTGCCGGTGGCCAGACCCCAGAGATTGCCGACCAGGCCGGAGCAGTCGTACCGGTCGGGCCCGACAGCGGTCCACAGATATGTTTTCCCCTGCTGCCCGAGCGCCCATTGCTGCATCGATTTGAGCAGCGGATCGGGCGACAGGGTACCGGTCCACGGTTTCGTGTCGCCGGGTGTGCTCTTGTAGCCGCCGACCACGTTCTTGAGCCATCCGACGGCGGTGTCGGTAATCCGCTGCGGGATCCCGGCCATAAGTTTGAACCAGGTGCTGTCCTGGAACGGGATCTGCGCCACGAGTTTGTTCGACAGATCGGTGAGGAATTTCTTCGGGTCGCGGACCGCGTCGAAGGCGGCCTTCGCGAAATCGGCGACGACACCGGCGACACCTTTGATCTTGTTGCCGATCCAGCCGAACACCCCGCCGCCGTCCTTGTAGGCGGGCAACCCGTCCGCACCGGTGCGCGGGCGTGCACGGACGGCGCCGCCGGCGGCGAACCCGGCGAGCTCCGACAGCCGGCCTGCCAGGGCGGCGCGGCGCAGCTTGAGCATGTTCTCGTGGCCGCCGATCGCGGCGACCTCCGCAGCCGTCCACACGTGCTCGTCGTCGGAGAGCCGGGCCAGGATGCTGTCGCTGGTGCTCGTGCCGGGGCCGTGCACCGGGCCGCCGGTGGCGAACGTCTTGGGCAGGCTGATGCGGGGGATCGGGAACCCGAAGCCGGTGATCTTCAGGAATCCGGCGACCTTGTTCAGGGTGTCGATGATGCCGTCGTCGATGACGGTGTTCACGACGAACCTGACCGGGGCCTTCATCAATTCCTCGAGGCCCTCCCACACTTTGCCGATTGCTTTTACGCCGTCTTCGAAAAGCGGTTTCACTGTTTTGGAAACGTAGTTTCCGAGTTTGTCGAATACGCCTTGTATCCAGCCCCAGACGGTGTTGATCGTCGTCCAGATTTTGTCCCAGGCCGGTTTGATCGCATTTTCGTAGAGCCAGGTGAAGACCGGCCCGAGCGTAGTCTTCAGGTACGTCCAAATTGTAGAGAAGATACCGGATATCAACCCCCACGCCCATTGAATGGTGCCCCAGATCCCTTTGAACGCGGGCTCGATGATCGTGTGCCACAGCCAGCCGAAAATACGGCCGAGGACGACGACCGCGATCACGAAGATCCCGAAGATGACGCGGATGATTCCCCAGGCGATACCGATCGCGACCTGGATGCCCTGCCAGGCCGGCTCGATCACGTTGTGCCACAGCCACTCGAAGATCGGCGCGAGCACGGTGGTGATGAACGTCCAGATCGCCTGGAACACGACCTGGATCACCGTCCAGGCCACCTGGATCGCCGCCCAGATCCCCGCGAACGCGGGCTCGATCACGTTGTGCCACAGCCACAGGAAGATCGGCGCCAGGACCGTGGTGATGAACGCCCAGACAAGCTGGAGGTAGATCTGCACGCCGGCCCACCAGAGCTGGATCACCGTCCAAATGCCCTGGAACACAGGGATGAAGACGTTGCGCCACAGCCACAGCAGGATCGGCACCAAAGTGCCGGTGATGAAGTCCCCGATGGCCTTGAGCGCAGGCCAGATGTACTGGTTCCAGGCGGTGACGAAGAACCCGGCTATTGCCTTCCATGTGCGGTCGACGAAGTCGTGGAACCACTGGTTCTTCTTGTAGAGGATCACGATCGCCGCGACGACCGCCACGATCGCCACGATGATCCCGGTGATCGGGGAGGTCAGAACGGCCAGGGCCCCGGTCAGGCCGACCGTAGCGGCCTCGGCAACCCCCTCGGAGGCGGCCAGGCCGTCGGCGCCGACCGCGGCGACACCCTCGGAAACGGCGAGCTCGTCGGTTGCGACGGCCGCCGCGCCCTGGGACACAGCCAGGGTGTCGGCGCCGATCGCCGCCGCCGTCTGCGCGGCGGGCATCAAACCCAGGCGCGTGAGAACTATCTTGATGCCGTCGCCGACCTGGCCGAACGCGCTGCTGATCTTCGACACCGTCTGGATGACCTTCGCCACGCTGGCGAGGCCGGCGATCGCGGCGGCGCCGGCGATGAGGAGCCCGAGGATCGTGGTCAGGGTGCCGGTGTCCATGCCCGCGATGTAGTCGAACAGCTTGGTGAAGAACCCGAGCGCCCATTCGCCGATCGGCGCCAGGGCGACGATGACGTTCTTGACCGCGCCCCACATGGCTTTGAGCAGCGCGGCGACCTTCGGGATCTGCGCCATGGCGTAGGCGAGGAAGTCGTGGAAGCCCTTGCTCTGCCCGAGGTTCGTCGCCCAGATTGCGACCTTCTGCAGGATGTCCAGGAAGCCCTGCCCGACGGTGCCGGCGATCGGCCCGAACGCCTCGAGCAGCCCGGCGACGGTCCGGGCCGCGTAGCCGAGGGCCTTGGCGAAGCCGGGCAGGGCCTGGGCGGTGATCCCGGCCAGCCATGTCAGGAAGTCCTGCCAGAACGGGGAGGAGAACTCGGTCAGCAGCGACCCCATCGCCCCGCCGATCGCGGCCGACACCTGCGTGGCGAACGTCGTGAGGATCGGCAGCATCGTCGGCAGGAACCGCTTCAGCCCCGCCTCCAGGGGGCCGGCGAACCCCTGGGCGGCGCGCAGCAGCGGCCCCAGATCGAGGCCCTTCAAATACTTGACCAGCGACGCGGCGGCCGGTGACAGCTTCGCGAGTTTCTTCGCGGCGTCGTCGGCTGCCGACCCGGTGCCGGCGATCGCGGTGTTCTGCTGTTGCTGGGCGCGGGTGACCGCGCGTTGGGCGTCGGCGACCGACTGGGCGGCCTGCACCCGCTGGTAGGCGGCATCCGACTCGGACTTGGCCAAGGCACGCTGCGCGTCGGCGATCTTGGTCGCACCGTCCTGCGCGACGGTGACCTGATCGGCCTGGGCCTTCGCGTAGGCAGCGCGCCGGTCGGCGAGATCCTGCTCCGCCTTGAGCTCGGCCTTCTTCGCGGCGACGACCAGGTCGGAACCCTCGATGCCCTGCTTGTCCTGCTTGGCCTTGGCCTGCGCGAGCCGTTGCGCCTGGGTCTGCAGGTCGCCGTTCTGGGTACTGAGCCGGTCGTAGTTGAGCTGGGCCTGCTCGCGCTGGGCCTTGGTGGAGGCCGGATTCGCCAGGACCGAGTTGAGGTCCTTCTGCGCCGCGGCCAGGTCGAGGGCGTTCTGCCGCTGGTCCTCGGCGTTGTGCGCGATCTGGGAGGCAAGGTCCTCCTCGTCGCGGCGGGCCTGGTCGCGGGCGTCGTTGACGGCCTTCTGCGCGGCGGCGACGTCCAAGGTCGCCTGTCGCACCGCGGTGTACGCATCGCGGGTGCGCTGGGCGGCGGCCTGCTCGTCGGCGGCGACCCGCTTGGCGACCTCGCCGACGTTGCGGCGGGCGTCGGCCACGGACTGGTCGGCGGCCTCGATCTGCCGGGCCGCGGAGACCTTGGTGCGGGCCAAGTTGCGTTCCGCGTCGGCTATCGCCTGGGCGCTCTGGACGGACTTCTGCGCGGCCTGCCCGGACTTGGTCTGCGCCTTGCCCATCGCCATGTAGGCGGCAACCATCGGGGCGATACCGGCCAGCAGCACCGCGGCGGCGCCGAATGCGACGGCGGCGCCGACGGCGATCGCCCCGAGGATCGGCACGACCGCGGCCAGCGCCGGGACCAGCAGCGCGGCGATCAGGCCGCCGACGGCGACCATCGCCCCCATCTTGATCGCGGCCCCGGACGCGGCGAAGTCGACCAGCTTCATCCCGCCGGCCGCCGCACCGGCCGACACCGCGGTGCCTTCCAGCTCGGCGTTGACGCCGGCGATCTTCGCCTGCGCCTCGCCGATGTCGAACTTCAAGTTCGCGTGCGCCGAACGCTTGAGGACCTCGAGTTCGGCCAGCAGTTCCGCGATCTTCGCCTTCGCCGCGGTGTCGTCGAGGTCCCCGCGGATGTGCAGGTCACGGATCGAGGCGATCTTCACCTTGATCGCGGCGACCGCCTCGTCGATCGGGGACGCGTCGACACCCGGGCGGATGTCGGGCAGGGCCTTGTTCGCGGCGTCCAGCGCGGCACGCAGCCGGGCGGCGAACGCGCCGGCGTCGACCTGCGGCTCGACCTTCGGGGTGGCGTGCTCTTTCGCCAGGCCCCGCAGTTCGGCGTGCACGGCGGTGAGCTGCGCCATGACCGCGACCGCGTTGGTGTCGATCTTGACGTCGGGGTGTTCGGTCTTGAGCTTCTCGATCTCCCGCGCCAGGCTCGAGGCCTGCCCGCGCAGCAGCTGCAGTTTCGCGACGGCCTCGTCGGCGGAGATGTCGACGCCGATCCGTTTGCCGCCCAGGTCCTCCAGTTCCTTGCGGATGTGGGCGGCCTTCTTGTCCACGTCGGTGGAGTCGGCGGTGAGGGTAATTTTCGGCAGGCCTTTGAGTGCCTTGCTGATGCCGTCGCCCATTGTGTGGCCGAACCGGTCGCCGAAGTCGCGGCCCATCTTGTCGGCCTGTGCCGGGATGTCGCGCTGGGCGCCCTTGAGGCCGGAGATCACGGACGAGGACACCTGCCGGCCGATCGGGGCGGCCATCCGCCGGCCGAGCTGTTCCCCGGCCGCCGTGGCCTCGGTGTCCAGGTCACGTTTGACGGCGGCGGCGAACCCGCGCGCGTTCGGGACGACGTCGACCTCGACCTTGCCGAACGGCTCTTCTCCTCCGGGTTGGGTCACAGTGCCCTCCCCTTCGGCGCGTGCTATTCAGGTGGCGGTTGCTGGGGGTTGTGGAGCTGCCGGTACAGCCATGCGCGTTCGGCCGGGCCCAGATGCTTGGCCCGGGCGGCGGCGATGTGCGGCGGCACCTGCGGCGGCTCGGGCGCCCGTACGGCGCGGCGTGCCCGCATGGTGGACAGGAAGTCGCGGCCGGCCGCCGACAGCCGGCGGCGGGCCTGCGGGGCGACCCCGGGGCGCGGGTACTGGTGCGGTTTACCGGGCTTGCCGCCCTGGGCGTGGTAGACGGCGTAGCGGATCCACCGCAGCTCGTCGACGATCATCCCGAGGTGCATGTCGGTGTTGGAGTACGAGCCGTAGCCGTCCCACTCACCGTCGTCGTCCTGTTGTTGCGGGGTGGGGCCGAGGTTGTCGCGGATGGCGGTCTTGGTCGCCGACTCCGGCGGCAGCCGGTCGATCAGCACCCCCAGCCGGCGCCACGTGAGCCTCGAGGCGCCGCCGTTCGGGCGCCACAGGTCGCGCAGGTCCAGGCCCGCGTAGTGGAAGGCGAGGTCGCCTTCTACCTCCGTCTGCCATTGCGCAAGGAGCCGCGCTGTACGTCGGCTTTTCCCAGGTCCTCGCCGGTCAGCTTCTGCCAGACCTCGAGCATGTCCATGACCTCGCCGACCGTGGGGTCGACGCCGATCCAGATCTTGTAGTCCGGCTCGTGCAGGCACAGTTGTGCCCAGCCGTCCAGGTTGCCTTCGTGCAGGCAGGTCAGCGCGGACGACCGCCAGTTGCGGCGCGGGATGACGTGCACCAGGTCGCCGTGCGGGCCCAGCGGTACGGCGACGGCCCCTTCGGGCAGGTCCTCGAGCAGGGCTTCGGCCTGCGCCGCCGGGGTGTCCTCGCCGTTGGCGATAGCCTGGTGCCGGGCGATCCATTCCTGGTCGTCGGGTTCGAGCTCGACCGGCTCGGCCGGCGCGGCCGGCGCGGCGGACGGTCCGCGCCGGGCCGGCGCGCGTTTCGCGGCGGTGGTCTTCCGCGCAGGCGACGATGCCATACATTCCCCCTCAAAACGGGCCGGTTTTCACGATAGGGTCGCCGGCCCGCCCGCCGGGGGGTTTCCCCCGGCTACGGGCCGGTGGCCAGGGCGTCCAGGACGTAGAACCAGTGGATGGCGACACCGTCGGAGCCCGGGTAGGCGGTCATGGTCACGCCGTAGGTCAGCGGCGCGCCCGGCGCCGCGGCGAAGTCCTCCTGGCCGGTGACCTCCAGGGTCGGCACGACCGCCCGCACGTGGTTGTTGCCGTCGACGACGTCGAACACCGCCGCGTACAACTGCGACCGGGCCGCACCCTCGGTGAAGTCGAACGACCCGTCGGTGTCGTCCACGGTGATGCCCGGGTCGCCGGGTGCGGGCGTGCCCAGCGGCAGCTCGTGGTAGATCGCCAGGCTGACCGGGTTCGACTCGAGGAACTTGATCGAGAACGTCGTCGTCCGCGACGTCTTGATGATGCGTACCGGCACGGACGAGCCGTAGGCCTTGACGTCGTTGGTGTCGACGTTCACCGCCCGGGTCAGGCCGTCCTCGGTGATCCATCCCGGGTCGTGCCAGGCCGTGCCGCCGGCACCCACGGTGGGGTCGGTGGTCGCGTCGGCGGGCATGGTGGCGCCGACGTTGGCGAACAGTGCCAGGGCGGTACCGGCAGCACCGCCGCCGTTCATCCCGGCCAGGATCATGTTGCGGTCTGCGGTCATCGCTGCGGGTCCTTCCCAACGGTGGGCATACGAAGAACCCCGCCACCGAGGTCCGGTGCGAGGTGATGCGCGGCGAGGAAGTTCGAGCAGTGCGCTTAGCGGTAGCGGATGTTGAGCCGTACCGATCCGCCGAAGCGGCGGATGTCGGAGGCGTCGTCGTAATACAGCAAGGTCGGCCGGCGCATTTCGACGACCCGGTTCACCCACATCTGCCCGTCGGCGGACATGTGCCCGGCCGCGCCGAGCAGGATCTGCCGGCATTGGGCAGCGATCTGTTTCGCGGTCGCCCGGGTGGCGGCATAGCCGTCGTAGTCGATCACGGCGGTGTCGTGCGCAGGCACGATCTGCCCGCCCCCGGGAGTCTCGACGACCTGCACGATCGGCAGGTGGTTCTCGATCTCGACGGGCAGCTCGGTCACCACCCGCACCGGCAGGCCGGCCTGCAGCAGCTCGACGGCGAGCAGCTCGGCGTCGGAGGCCGCGGCCGGCGGCGCCCAGGCGCTGCCGCCGCCGGGCCCGGCGGCGGCGGCCGCGGCCAGTGCGGCCGGCCCGGCAATGCCGGTCTTGGCGCCGCGGCCGCCGGGTATCCGGGCGGTGGTCGTCAGCGGCAGGACCGTCACGGCGTGCTCAGCGACTCGCCGGCCCCGTGCTGCTGCCGGCCGGCCCGGCTACCGGCGGGGGCCTGCTCGGGGGCCGGCCGCGGACCGGTCCCGGGCACGACAACGGCGGGCGGTCCGGGCGCTGGTCCCGGCTTGGGGGCAGGCGGCGGCCCTGGCTGCGGGGCGGGCGGCGGACTCGGATGCGGAGGGGCCGGCACGGTCGTACCGGTTCCGTCCCGATCGGCGTAGCGGACCCGTCCCTGGGAAACGAGTACAGCAGCCTCGTCACGGCGCAGCTCCTTCGTGGTGCCGATCTCGCCCAGGCACGGCGAGTAGGCGACCTGTACGGTCACGGTGTCGTTGCTGTCCACGGCAAACAGCCCCCTTCGAGTTGGTGGTTCAGCGGCGGACCTGGGCGATCGCGCGGGCCAGCACCCGCCGCGCATGCATATATCTCGTGCCAAACTCCAAATATCCGGCATAGTAGACACTGTTATAGACGGTCGCCGATGCATAGCCTTGGTTGTTCAGGCCGGACCGGTAGTGCCAGGACCCCCGATAGCGGCCGGTACGCACAGGCGACAGGTCCTGGGCGCGTTGCTTGACCCGCGCCGCCCGGACCCGCATCGCCTCGATCATGAACGGGGCACGCAGCATCGCCTGGACCCCGCCGGGGTAGATCGTCGTATGTGTGGGCATCCGCCCCCACTTCCTTTCAGCCGGTGGTGCGGACGGCGCGCACGACGATCCCGGCGGTGAGCCCGAGAACCGGTTCGACGACGACGGAGGGTTCGCCGTCGATGCCCCACCGCTGACCGAAGATGATCAGCCGATCCTGCGGGCTGACACTCGTACCGGGCGGGAACACGACGGTCCGCTGCCTGGTGACCCGGGAGTTGCCGGGCTGCTGGCTGTCCTGGCTGGTGATCTGCCCGACGGCGACCCCGGCGACGTCGAACCGGGTCTCGCCGTAGACGTCGTTGCCGTACGGGTCGCGGCCGGTCACCTGCCGCCGCACGATCGTGACCGTGACCGCGCCGATCGGGGTCGGCGCGTACACGCCCAGCCGCACATGGGCCTCGATGTGCTTCGGGACAGGGAACAGGCTGGTGAGCCCGCGGCCGGCGACAGCCTGCACCGACCCCAACCTGCCGTCCGCCAGGGTGACCTTGGAGCCCTTCGGGATGTCGGTGTCCGGGGGGCAGAACAGCCGGACGGTGACGTCGCTGATCGTGCCGGTGTTGGTCAGCAGGTCCGACGGGGTCTCGTCGACCAGGCAGCGCACGGCCGTCGCCGTATCCCAGGAGTCGACGTCCCGGTAGGGTTCGACGGTCACGACGTCGGTCAGCAGCACCCCGGGCAGCCCGGTCATCCGATTGCGGCCGTTGGTCCTGGCCCGCCCGATCACGAGGTCACCACGTGTCCGGGGGTTGCTGGCTCAGGCCGGCGGCGCGCAGGATCCCGGCGACCTGCGGGCTGATCCTGGTGGAGGCGCTCTTGGCCTGCCCGGCGGCGACCCGGCCGGTCGCCCGGCCGATCGAGATCGACCCGGCGGACAGGCTCGAGTAGACGTCCAGGGCACCGGACGGGTCGCCGGTGTCGTTCCACCAGGCGACGAGCTCGCAGACCGCGTCGCGGACCGCCTGGCGTTGGCCGGGGTCGGACGGGAACCCCTGGTCGTCGACGCAGTAGCGGGCCGTCAGCAGCATCAGGTCGATCTCGCGAGTCGCGTCGGCGAGCATCCGTTCGCAGTCCGGCGGCGGCTCGTCGCGCATGTAGGCGGCCAGGTCGGCGCTGGTGGCGTACGAGTACTGGTCGGGCACAGCCATCCGGTCGGGGGCGACCGGGACCTCGTTGACGATGCGGCCCTTGCCGGTGCCGGTGACCGTCCACTCCTGGTACCACAGGCCGCCGACGTCGTAGGGGTCGACCACAGCCGTCCACGTCTTGTGCCCGTCGGAGCTGACCGCGACCGCCGGGACCTGCCGGCGCAGCCCGTCGACCGGATCGGGCGGCGACCACACCACGAGCGTCGCGGACGTGGTCTCGTCGTAGCGGTCCAACACCAGCGTGGCGACCTGCCCGATGCCCACCTCGGCCACAACCCCACCCCCTTCTCGTGCTTGTTGTTCAGGTGATGCCGGCGCCGGCACCGGCCGCCTCGGACACGGCGGTGGTACCGGTGTCGGGTCCGGTGGACGCCCGCGGCCCGGCCTTCGCAGGCGTTGCCGCGGCCCGGGGCCCGGTATCGGTCGTGCCGGCCCGCGGCCCGCGGCCGCCGGCCGCCGGGCCGGTAGTCGCCGCGGTGGTGAGCCCGGCCGGCAGGACCGGCAGCGGCGCGACCGCGACCAGCCTCACGTGCACGGTCAGCCGGGCGTTGGCGAACCGGGCGCCGCCGGGGGTTACCTCGGCCGGCAGCAGCAGTGTCAGCAGCACCAGCAGCCCCCTCTACGGTCCGACCCAGAGCGAGCCGGCCCAGGCGGTGAACTCGGTCAGCGGCGCCCACCGGCTGCCGTTCCAGACGGTCACGGTGTCGGCGGACACCCACCGGGTGCCGTTCCACAGGAAGGCGCGGGTCATCGTGTTGGTATAGAAGACGCTGCCGGGCCGGGCGGCGGACAGGTAGACCGGTGTCTTGAGCGACCGCCGGCCGCTGCCCAAGTTCGTTATCCGGGGCCCGTAGTAGACACTGTTGGGTCCGACGGTCGGCTCCACCCGGAACGCCGGGATCGCGCCCTGCCCGAGTCGCGCCCCGGCCGGGATACCCCGCAGCGTGTAGTACACGCTGCTGCCGGTGGCACCGGCGGGGCTTTGCACGACCAGGAACGGCCACCAGCCGACACCGAGGTAGATGCCCTGCTTGGGCATCGTGTAGTAGACGTTGTCGGTCAGACCGGCGACCGGTGTGCGCGGCGCATAGGTGACACCCGTTCCCAGGTCGGCCACGACAAGCCCTCAGGCGGCCGTGTTGATGAACACGCCGGGCAGCGCGTATCCGCCGGCCGATACGTGCTCGTAGGTCTTGCCGTTGACCGTGATCGTGTCCCCGGTCAACACCGACGCCTTGCGGAAGAACAGCAGGAAGTCGTCGGGCACCAGGCCGATGGAGTGCCCCGCGGCGGGCATGTTGGCGCCGCCGCCGGTGTTCGGCCCGCCGACGCTGCGCGTGATGTGCATACGGGAGCCGACGTAGACACCGTTCCAGTTCAGGTCCGGGACGCCGTCGCCGGAGCCGATCTGCCCGGCGAGCGCGGTGAAGATCGCGGGGTCGAAACCGGTAGTAGTGGTGGAGAGGATGGACGCATAGGCGGTGCGGCACACAGTCGGGGCCGTCGCCGCCGGGTGCTGCCAGGCCGTCGTGCCCGTGCCGGCGCAGGCGTGGGCCATGAACGCCAACGGCCGCGAGTCGGTGGTATTGGGGTGCAGCCGATCGTAGGTACCGACCCCGCACGCATAGACCGGGACGGTCGCCGTCCCCCAGTGCATCCACACGAAACGACCGGTCACCAGCACCCGCAGGATGTTGCCCTGCACGGCCTGCGGCGGTCCAGTGCCGGACAGGGCACCGGTGCAGCCGGTCTGGTAGCCGCCGGAATTGCCGAAGGAAGCAAGACCGATCGTCAGCTCGTTGCCGCCCGCCGCGTCCAGCGGATACCCGTTGGCATCCAGGAACCCGAGCCCGGAGTAGCCACGTAAGGCCTTCTTGGTGATCCTGGTCGGGTCGTCGTACTCCAGGCAGCCGCCAAGCTGGACGCGGCCCTGGCTGGCCGTGTCGTACACCGTGATCAAATACCACTGGTAGCCGTCGGTGGTGCCGTCGTTGCGCCACACGTCGTAGAAGCGAGTGCCGAAGACATACCCGGCAGAGACCTTCGAGTACTTGCCGGAGGCATTCAGCGCCGAGTCCAGGACGCCTTTCATCTCGTCGGTGGACGCCTGCGTGCCCGTGGCCTGTGTGAGGGTCACCTTGCTGTACGTCATGCGGTTCAGCCCTTCCACCAAAAGTCGCCGACCTGCGGATTTACCGGGGGAGTCGGGCTGAAACTGACGACGTTCAAACTGGTCGGTCCGGCCGGGCCGGTCGCCCCGACCGGGCCTTGCGGGCCGACGGGTCCGGACTGGCCGGTCGGCCCGATAGGGCCGGTCGCACCGCCGGGCCCGGCAGGGCCGGTCGCCCCGGCAGGCCCGGTAGGGCCGGTCGCGCCTGCGGGGCCGGGATCGCCCGCGGGGCCGGCGGGGCCGGTCGCCCCGGCCGGGCCGGTACCGCCGGCAGGGCCGGGGTCGCCCGCAGGTCCGGCGGGGCCGGTCGCACCGGCCGGGCCGGTGCCGCCGAGCGGGCCGGCGGGTCCGGTCGGCCCGGCAGGTCCGGGGTCGCCTGCGGGGCCGGCCGGACCGGCGGGTCCGGTGGCCCCGGCCGGGCCGGTCGCGCCGGCCGGGCCGGGCTGGCCCTGCGCACCGGCAGGACCCGGCGGGCCCTGCGTGCCGCGCATCTGGTGGAACAGGGTGACCGACTGGTTGTTCTTCGCTACGCCGACACCGTTCTGGTAGGCGACGGGTACCTCGATGTACGTCTGGGCCGGATAGTCGACGGCGTCGGCGGTAACGGTGAACACCGCGAAGGCGGACGAGTTGCTCCGGTCCTGGACGGTGAGGGTGTCGCCCGCGGTGATGGCGCGCAGCAGCGGGGCGACGGCGTCGCCGGAGGATTGCACGTAGTCGATCCACAACAGCGCCGAGACGTCGGCGGTGGCGCCGTCGGTACGCAGTTGCCCGTTCGAGGGCGGCGCGACCGAGGTAAGGGACCAGTTGTAGGCGTAGGCCGACGACGACGACCCGGCAGGGCCTTGCTCGCCGGTCGGGCCGGGAATGCCTTGCTGGCCGGGGTCGCCCTGCGGTCCGGTCGGTCCGGCGGGTCCGGTCGCGCCGGCCGGTCCGGTCTGGCCGGTCTGCCCGGCGGGGCCTTCCGGGCCGGTCTGCCCGGTAGGGCCTTCCGGGCCGGCGGGTCCGGTGCCACCGGCCGGGCCGGCAGTGCCGGCCGATCCGGGTTGGCCTTGCGGGCCAGGGTCGCCCGGCGCTCCGGCGGGTCCGGTCGGGCCGGTGGCGCCGGCGGGTCCGGTCGGCCCGGCCGGGCCTTGCGGGCCGGTCGTGCCCGGGTTGCCCGGCATGCCGGGCGGGCCTTGGGCGGCGTTGGTCGCGTCCTGCAGGACCTCGACAACGGCGCGAATGTTGCGCAGCAGCAGGTTCTGGGCGTAGGCGACGTCCCTGGTTTCGGCGGCCTGCCAGTCCAGTTCGCCGCGCAGGGTGTAGTCCGGCGGCGGGGCAGCAGTGTCGTCGAAGCCGGCGGACAGCACGATCTGGGAGAACGTGCCGCCGGGGCCTTGCGGTCCGGCGGGTCCGACAGGGCCGGCAGGTCCTTCGCCTCCGGCCGGTCCCGCAGGTCCCGGGTCGCCCGCGGGTCCGGGGTCGCCGGCAGGCCCCCGGTCGCCTTGCGGGCCGGTTGCCCCGGTCGGGCCGCGAACAGCCAGGCCGGTCCTCATGCGCTCACCCAGACCATCGCGACCGCGTCGTTGCGCTGCTCGGCGTCGATATAGACCGCGGAGCTGTCGCGCACGTCGAGGCTGATCGCCTCGCCCGGGGCGAGGGGAAAGCCGGAGAGCATGGTCACGGCCGGGCCGCCGAGGAAGATCAACCCCTGGTTGCCGGGCATGGCCCGGACGGTCAGGCCGTAGATGCCGGCGTGGGCGGGCAGCGGCTGCGCGGTGCCGGGGTCGGCGACCGCGGCCCGGTCGTTGCCTACGACCGGCCCGGCGAGGATCTGCGCGGGCAGCGGCGCCGTGTCGCTGACGTCGGTATAGACGCCGTCGGCACCGGAACCGATCTTGACGCGTTGGACCTTCACCCCGGCGATGTCGTCGGCGGCGATGACCGGGCCGCCGGACATGGGGGAGAGGATGACATTATCGCTGCCCACGGCCGTCGCCTCCTTCAACCGGCGTCGACGGTCAGCGGGGCGGTGGTCACGGTATAGGTGCCCTGCCCGCTGAACGTCTCGACGATCGGGTTGCCCAGGTCGTCGACCAGCTCGTCGGCACCGATGAACTTGCCGCCGGAAAGGGCGGTCCAGTAGCCGAACCAGGCGACGATCGCGCCGGCCGGGATGTTGAAGGTAGCCGGGTCGGACAGGTCCCGGGTGCCGGGGCCGCTCGGGCTGCGGACGACCTGCTGCCGCTGGTAGGGCGGGGCGCCGCCGGTCAGCTCGTTGTCCCCGGCAATGCCGGGGTCGTCGGCGTGCAGGCTCATGTAGCCGGCGGCGGCCGCCAGGCCGTCCACGGCGGCGTCGCGCCCGTCGTCGCTCAGCATCGGCCGGCCTCCTGCTGTTTGTTGTCGGGGTGGTTGGGGGTGGCGGGCGCAAGGTGGGAGTCCCCTCGCCGCGAGATCGACCCGTAGGCCGTACGCCCGCCACGATCGGTGGGCCGGGCTTCAGCCGGCCGGTTTGCCGGTCCTGTCGACGGCGGCCTTGTCGGCGGCCTGGGTCCGCTGCTGGTGCTTCTCGGCGGCCTTGTGCGCGGCGGCCGCGGTCTTCTTGACACCGGACTTGCCGGGGTCGCCGACCGGCGGGGCGTTGACGATGTCCGCGTTCAGCGCGTCGACGTGCACGCGGGTCTTCGACCCGTCGACGTTGTCGGCCAGGACGCCGTGGGTGGCCAGGGCCTCGGTATCGGCCGCGGCCTGCGCGCGCAGCACCTCCGGCGGTGTGCCGGACACGACGTTGCGCGACAGGACCCCGCCGAAGCCGCGGCCCGGGCCGGGGGCGAGGGTGTCCGGGACCGGGTTGGTGATCGCGACCCCGCCCAGGCCGCTGGGTCCGCCGGGCTCGGCCTTGGCGGCCTCGGTGATGACCCGGGCGGTATGCGACTGCGCGGCGACCGCGTCGACGACCGCGTCGTCGAGGTCGCCGGCGTCGGTCTTCTCCCAGTTGGGTCGGGCTTCGAGGTCGGGGCGGGCGTCGCCGAAGGCGAACACCTCGCCGGTGACCAGGTTCTTGTAGGCGTGAACAGTCATGATGATCGGTCCTCCACTCGTGGTGGGGTAGCAGCGGGCGGTTACGGCAGCGGTGCGGCGTGGATGAGAACGGCCCGCTGCGCGTCGACGACCGTCATGCCGTAGAGGATGTCGAGCGACACCATGTCGACCTTGTGCGTGATGTCGTAGCCGTACGTGACCCGGATGCCCAAGCCGTTGTAGTTGGCGATCGCGCACTGCCCCGCGGCGACGCCCATCGGCACGGCCAGGGGCCGCACGGCGAGGGCGATGGCGTCGCGGTGGAATGCCAGGGACACCTCGCTGGCGGGGTTGCCGGTGGTCTGCGGCGGCAGGCTGATCCCGTTGTGCTCGTAGGCGTCGAACGAGAAGAGCCGGTTGCCGAGGCTGGCTTCGCGCAGGCCCTGCGTGTCGCCGCGCTCGTTGGCCTTCTTCAGCAGGTCGTTCTTGAGCCATTCGCCGGAGGTGATCGATCCGACGACGGCGTACCGGTCGGTGATCGGCACACCGCGCAGCGACAGCTCGCGGCGGGCGGCGATCAGCGACTCCGGCGTGTTCCACATCTCGCCCGCGACGTTGCCGACGTAGGTGGGGATGCTGGAACGCAGCGCCAGCAGGTCGGCCTCGAGCTGCTGGATGATCGCCGCGACGGCCGGCTGGATGAACCGTCCCGAGAAGTCGTCGATCTTCAGGGTCAGTTCCTCCGCGGTGATCGCGAAGGACACGTCCTTGAACTTGTTCAAGGTCATCGGGATGCCGGTCTCGGTGTAGTTCTGCAGCACAATGCCGGTCGCCCGGTTGAAGTCGTTGGCCACGAAGGTCTGCGGCTTGCGGATCGTGATGGTGTCACCGATCTTGTTCGCGAACTCGTCCTCGTAGTCGCGGTGCACGAGCTGCGACAGGACGGTGTCGCGGTACAGGATCGCGATCGCCCGGCGGGCGATGACGGTCGGGGTAAGGATTGTGTTAGCCACGGTTCGGTCTCCCTCAACGGAAGTGCCGGGAGAACCGCACCCCTAGACGCGCAAAACCCCGCTAACGCCTGCCGGCGACAACGGGGTCGATCTTGCGGATGTGGTCCTCGATGGACATTTCTTCGTCGTTGGGTCGTCCGCCGGGCCCGCCGCCGAACTCGCCTCCAGACTGTTTGGGCGGCACCGCAGGCGGCACCACCTTGAATCGAGCGGGGTTGGACTCCACGTGGGCGGTGATCAGGGCGGCGAGCTTGCCGCCGAAGTCGCCGGCCGCGGGGTCGAGGCCCTCGAGCTTGCCCAGGAACGCGGCCGAGTCCATGAGCTCCTTGGTGTTGGCGCCCTGCTCGGCGGCGGTCTGCCAGACCGCTTCCCGGACCTGCAACTGCCGGTACTTGTCCATCCACTCCTGCACCCGGCCGTTGGAGGCCTCGATGCGCTGCATCGCCTCGTCGATCGTCTTGGGCCGGTCCTCGGGCTCCTGGGTCAGGCCCATGACCTTGGCGAAGCCGTCCAGGAAGCCCTGGAGCTTGTCGGCGTTGTCCTTGACCCGCTCGTCGGCCGTCTCCTGGGCGGTCTTGGCCTTGACCCGGTTGTCGCCGTTCTCCTTCTCCAGGCCCCGGATGCGTTTCTGCGCCCAGGGCGGGAGCTGGTCGAACTCCTCGGACACCTGACCGCCGCCGGGTGCCGGCGGCGTAGTCGGCGCCGGGGCCGGGGGCGTGGTCGGGGTCGGTGCGGAGGCCGGTGGTGCGGTGGACCGCACAGCCGGACCGCCGATCGTCGTACCGGTCGCGGTGCCCGTCGTCCCGTCTCCGGGGGCGGCTTCGCGGCCGGTGGCGGCCTGCTCGATCTGCTCGACCGTCATCGGGCTGCCGCCGTTGTCGCCGGTGCCGCTGTCGGTCGTGGTGGTGCCGCCGGTCCCGCCGGCCGCCCCCGCGTCGCCGGACCCGCCCGGGGTTCCTGCTCCGTCGCTCATGTGCAGACTCGCCTCTCGACATGGGAAAGGCCGGTCGCGCCCGGCGACCGGCCTTTCCGTGTGATGTGGATGGAACTTTTCTCCGTGCGCCCCGCCCGCCCCTGGCTGGGACAGCGGGGTTATGTGAATGTGTTGGGGTAGTCTGTGGTGGTAGTCAGTGGTGACCACTAAGATGACCGTCATGGCGAACCATCGGAGCGTGACGCTCCCCGCAGCCGAGCTCGAGCGGTTCCGGCAGGCCGCCCAGGACGCCGGGATGAGCCTGGCGTCCTGGCTGACCGCGGCCGGCCGCGAACGCCGGCGCCGGCAGGCCGCCGACGCCTACGCGACCTACTGCGCGCAACCGCAGATCGCCGAGCAGATCACCGCCTACCGGCAGGCCGTCGTGCCGTTGCAACAGGCCGCACGCCGTACCGCCGAGGCGTGGAACGCATGAGGCAGGGCGAGTTCTGGGAGCTGAACTTCGGCAAGGTCCTGGTCGTCAGCTCCGACCCGCACAACGACCACCCGTTGAACGCCCCCGTGGTGGTGCCGGTGGTCCGCGGCTACGGCCGCCCGGCCGGCGCCGCGGTGGCCCTGTCGGAGGCCGATCCGGTGTCCGGGGTGGTGCTGTCGACCCTGGTCGCCGCGGTCGAGCGCCCGCAGGACGGCAGAGCGCTCGGGATGATCACCGGCGCATCGATGCACCGGGTGATGGCCGAGATCGGCGAGCTGTTCGCCTACTGACCTCGAAGGTGCCGGGCGGTGTCGGCCCGCCGCGACGGCCTGGCCGCGTACCCGGCGCCGGGGTACTCGCGGTGGACCTTGCGGGCCAGCCCGGTGCGGTGCAGGTGTGCGACGAGCTGCTTCTCCCATGCCGCGGCCTTTGCGGTCGCGCCGGCCCGGCCCTCCGGAGTCAGCGCGCCGGTCTGCCGTTCGCGCCATCTGCGCACACCGCGCTCGAGGTAGCGCTGATGCTGGCGGGCCGCGTCGCCGACCGGATCGGGTTTGCCCGGGGCCAGCCGCAGGCCGGGTATCCAGGGCACGAGGGTGTGCCGGCAGTTCGGGTGCCCGAGCCCGGCCCGGCGGGCCTGCCCGACCGTGCCGACCGCCGGTTTCTCGACCGGGTAGGTGATCGACAGGATCTTGTGCTCCCACGGCCGGCACCACCGGCATTCCTGGGGCCGGTCGGTCACGTACACCAGCCGGCCGCCCGCGGCCTGCACCTGGTCGATCACGCCGACGTCGATCGACCTGGCGACCGCCGTGCGGGTGGCCATCTCGACGTACGACGACAGCCGCCAGCGGCGGCCGGAGGTGTCGGTGAACGAGACGATCCCGTCGTCGACCAGCGCGGCCCAGGCGGCCTGCGCGGCGCGGCGGGTGGAGGCGACCCCGGACAGGCTGCGGCCGGTCGCGGCGCCGATCGCGTTGCGGTAGGCCGACTCGGCCCGCGGCAGGATCTGCGAGTGCAGCGGCCGCAGCTCCGAGACCAGCGCGTCGGCCAGGGCCTGGACGGCCTGTGGGGCTTTCTGGGCCACTTTCCCGACCCCGCCCAGGTCCTCGACCGCCGACTGCGATCCGGCCCGCCAGCCGGCCGCTACAGCGGCCCGGGCGGCGGTGCTGCCCTCACCGGCGAGGCGGGCGGCGATCGCCCGCAGCCCGGTCCGGAGCTGGCCGATCTCGGCCAGCCGCCGGGTCTGCCAGTCGGCAGCGTCCAGGCCGCGGGCCAGCCGGGCGGTCACGTACCGCAGGATCGCCAGTTCGGCGTCGTCGTAGATGTTCGTGGCCGCCGCGACGATCTGATCGACCAGGGTTTCGTCGACCGGCATGGCAGGCTACCGGCGCTTGCCGCCGCGACCGGGCGGGGGCGGGCCCTTGCGGCCGAACGGCGGCGGCCCGCCCGGCCGGCCCGGCTTCGAGCCGGGCTGCTGCGGGGGGCCGGGCGGCGGCTGGCCGGTGTCCTGGCCGATGGTGTCGGGCTGGCCGGGTACGGGACCGGCGACCGACTGGTCCGGGCCGCCGGTGTCGGCCGGCAGTGGCTGTTCGAGGCCGGCCGCGGCGGTGTCGTTGGGCCCGGTGCCGGGTTCGGGCACCGCCGGGGTGTTGATCTCGACGGTGGCGCGTTGGTCGTCGCGGATCCGGTCGATCTCCTCCCGGATCTGCGGGTCCTCCCAGTCCGGGTTCAGCCAGGCGATCCGGGTGTAGAGCGACGCCGACTCGGCCCCGGCGATCAGGCTCACGGTCTGCGCCACCGACAGCGGGTCCTGGGCGACACCGTCGGGGAACCGGATCTTCGGCCGGACCGCCTGCACCCCGTCGGGTTTGTAGTGCGCGATGTCGATCTCGAGCGCCGTCTCCAGCAGCCGTGCCAGGGCCGGTTTCCAGTAGAGGATCTTGCGGCCCCGGGTGGTGTACGAGCGCCGCTCGCGGGCGACGACCTCGGTCGCCGTAGCGGCAACATCCCCCGCCAGGCCGAAGGTCTGCGCGCTGTAACCGGCACCCCTCAGCGCTTCGGCGACCAGGGAGGTGACGGTCTGCTGGTGCTCGGCGACCCGGATCGCGAACTGCACCTGCTGCATCGCCAGGCCCTCGGAGGCGGGCATCGCGTCGACCATGGTGAAGATCGCCTGCTCGGCGTCGAACACCGCGCCGCGGCCGCGGCCCTGGTTCTGCAGGTAGGACTCGGGGATCAGGATGCGGCCTTTGCCGATGCGCAGGTCGCGCATCCACGACGACCACGCCTCGTCGATCGAGTCCAGGACCGGTTCGATGCCGTCGTAGTCCGACCGGCCGTAGGCGGTGCCTTTGAGCCGGCGCGGCGGCCGCATGTTCGGGATCCACTCGACCGCGATCCGTTTCGCGCCGGTCACGACCTGCTGCACCAGCGGGTTGTCGACACCGGCCGCGGACTCGGTCGTCTCGGCCAGGGCCTCGGTGTCCGGGTACGTCCTGAGGTCGACCAGGGAGCCCAGTTCGCTGTCGGTGCCCTGGTAGAGGGCGTGCAGGACCCGGCCGGCGCCGGTATCGGCCTCGTGCCGCTCGAGGTGCCGCAACGTCTTGCCGGTCGTCTCGCCGTCCAGGATCCGCCAGAACGTGACCGCCTTGAGCCGGCCGGCGGCCCATTCGGGGACGGCGCAGTCGGGTTGGATCGCGTCGATGATCGCGTGGTCGGCGATGTCGTCGACCCAGCCGGCGCGCAGGAACACTCCCGACAGCGACGCGCCGATCTCGGCGCCCTCGATGAGTACCGGCAGGAAGCCGCCCTCGCCCATCAGCATGGCCAGCCGGTCGGTCGTCGGCCGTGGCCCGTCCTTCGACAGGCCGCCGTCCTCGCCTTCGACGGCGATCGCCGGGGGCTCGGCGAACAGCAGGTCGGCCGATGTGGTGGCGATGTCGCCGGCCAGGGGCACGTGCAGGCGGGCGTCGGACAGGTCCGGGGTGCGCCGGTCGAGGCGCCGCCCCCAGAACCAGCGTTGCCGTTCGCGGCCGATGATGCTGGCCCCGGACTCCAGGGCGGGGGTTTCGTAGCCGTAGCCGACCATCTTGTCGTAGATGCGGGCGAGCTCGTTCGGGTCGCCGGAGTACCAGGCGGCCCAGGTCGCGAATGCCCGGTAGGGGCGCTCGAGGTTGTTCGGGGGCCAGACGGTGCGGGGGTCGGTCGGCAGCGGCACCTCGGTCACACCCCCAGCTCGTGATAGTTCCTGTTCGGTGGTGGTGCGGGGCCCGGCGTTGCGGGCACGGAAGGGGCAATCGCGGCCGGGACCGGTGCTCGACGATCGGGCCGGGGTCGCCCCGGGCGGGCACGATCCCCGCAACGCCGGGTGCCTCTTATTTGCCTTTGGCCTTGGCGATCGCCGCTTCGGCGGGCGCATGGCCGGGTGTCGCGCCGGTGGCCAGCTTGTGCAGGGTCGCGCACCAGCCGGGGATCATGCGCAGGGGGATCTTGTCGGCATAGAAGTCCTGGCAGCGCTTGAAATCTCCGGGGGTGCCCCAGCGGAACTGTTTCTGGCCTTCGGGGCCGACGGCCCACGCGCGGAGCCGGTTGACGGCGGCTTCCTGCTGCGGTGTCTTGGCGGCCATCGGTAACCCCCCGGTCAGGTCGTGTGGTTGTGGCAGATGAACGCGGTCGTGTCGTCCAGCGCGGCCAGCGAGGCGGCGACGCCGTCGTCGGGGTTCTGCAGGTCGGCGCCGCAGATCGCGCACCGCGGCGGGTGGGCCTGTTCGTGCAGCCGCTCGACGGTGCCGTCGTCGTAGGCGGCCTCGACGACCAGCCGCAACTGTTCGAGTCTGGGGGTCACCAGTACACCGCGAGGATCAGCCCGAGGACGAAGGCCAACATGGACACGGTGACCGCATGCCGCACGGTCACGTGCCGTCTTTGTCGTCGGGGCCTTTGGGGGCGGTGATCCCGCCGCGTGCAGCGCAGACCGCGGCGATCTGCCGGTACTGGTCGGCGACGGCCAGGAACTGCGACACCCCGTCGGCCTTGCCGACGGCGGCGAGTTTCTCCGCCATCTCGCAGGCGGTGACGGCGCGCTGGGCGGCCAGCCAGCCGATGTGCTGGGCGGCGGGGGCGTGGTCGTCGGCGACCGCGATGCGCCGGCCGAGCCAGGTCGCGGCGCTATCCGGCGGCTTCGGGTCGCCCTGCGGCATCGTGCCGCCCCGGTCGACGACGGGGTCCGGCGCCGGAGGGCGGGTGTCGCGCTCGTCGAGGGTGCGTACGCCGCGGCGGGGCAGGTCGCTGCTGGTGGCGGTCATCGGGCCGGTTCCTTCCGGGTGTCGGGCAGGTCCGGTTCGCGCAGCCGGAACCGCCAGGTCCCCTCCGTGGTCGCAAGTACGTATCTGAGGGCGTCGATGGCATGGTCGTTGGCTTTCACCGGTGCGTCCTCGCCGGCGGCGGCGGCCTTCGGGTCCCACGAATAGCCTGGCAGCTCGGCGATCAGGCCCGTGCACGAATGGTGGATCTTGAGCCGTCGTGTCGCGAGAAGACCGGCCGCCAGCCGGATACCGGGCAGGACCCGGTTGTCGGCCATCACCGACGGCAGCCCGTCGTGGTGCAGCTTCACCCGGAACGAGGCGGCGGACGGATCGATGACGGTCCACTGCGGGCGTACCCCGGCCAGGCCGCCGCCGTGCGGGATCGGGACGTGCTCGAGCCAGTCCAGGACGTGTTTGCTGTACTCGTCGTCGGACAGTTGTCGGTAGGTAGCCTTCGAGTCGTAGTAGTACTCCGACACCACATACAGCACGCCGTCGACGCCGAGGCCGAGCAGCTCGGCCGCGAACGGGTTGGTGGTGCCGTAGTCCACACCGGTGCCGATCCACCGTTCGATCGCCGGCAGCTCGGTCACCACGTGCACGTCCGGGTCGAACATGTCGAAGATCGCGCCCTCGGCCAGGCACCACAGGCCCTGGATGAACCGGCGGAAGAACAGGCCGACGTACTCGGCGCGCAGGGCGGTCTTGTACGCGTCGGTCAGGCTGGGGTTGTCCTCGAGGTCGAAGTGCCATTGCCGCAGGTCGAGGTCGGCGGCGCGCAGCAGGAAGTTCTTGCGCAGCCAGTGCAGGGGCCCGTCGGGATTGGTCGTGCCGAACAGCCGCGCCCCCGGCACCCGCAAGCGGCTGAGGCACATGGTGAAGAAGCCCTCGGGGATGAGGGTGATCTCGTCGATGTAGATCAGGGCGGCAGTGACGCCGCGGATGCGGCCCTCGGCACGCACGTCGTTTGCGCCGATCAGGTGCACGACCCGGCCGAACACGATCGCGGTGTTCGCGCCGCGCGAGTGCACGACCCACCGCGACACCAGCCCGAACGGGCCGGCCGGCTGCATCAGCACGTCGATCACGTTGCGCTCGACCGTCTGGATGGTGCGGCCGACGACCAGGATCAGCCCGTTGCGCGGGGCGGTGACCACGGCCAGCAGGAACGCCAGCAGGCTCGCGATCGTCTTGCCCGAGCTGACGGCGCCGTGCCAGACGTTCACCCGGGCGGTGGCCTCGAAGACGCTGCGGATCTGCTTGCGGGACATCACCGCCAGCGCCGCCTCGTAGGCCGCGTCGGCGACCATCAGGCGGTGTCCTCGAGGCCGGCCGCGTCCTGGTCCTCGGCGACGATCCGCTCGTGCACCAGCCCGAGCGCGTCCATCAGGTCGCCGAGCATCGTGCGTCCGGCGGTCAGGCCGGCGTCGTCGTCGTACCGCTCGAGCGCCAGGGCCTTGTCCAGGGCGATCCCGACAGACGTGTAGGCGGCCTGCTGGTCGCGGAACGACGGCAGCTCGTAGGTCACCCAGGCCGCCGCCGCGCCCGTACCGACCAGCGTCGTGGAAGGTTCCCAGGCGCGTCGGCGCAGCCGTTCGGCGTCGCCGTGCAGCCGTTCGACCATCGCTGCGCGGGCGGCTTTCGCGTCGAAGATCCGCGCTTCGGTCGCCGCGCGCGTTTTTGCCTCTGAACGTTCGAACGACAGGCCGTGTTCGCGGGCCAGCGCCGAGACGGTGGCGGGGGAGACGTTGTGGGCCTTGGCGATCGCCCGGCAGGACTTGTCGCCTCGGCGGATGGCGGCGAGGATCCGCTGTCGTTGCTTGTCGGGGATGCGCGCACCCATCGGGCCGGCTCCCCTCTCCTCATGACCCGTGCGCCCGGCCGTGGTCATCCCGGCACCCGGCCGGGGGTTGTTTCTTTGTCACGTCGTTTCGGTGTGTCTCGGATCCCGGTGCCTGCGGCTACGCTGCGACGGTCGTCGAGCACAGCGAGGCAGGGGGCGGGTCGGGGTGGGTCGCGGGTTGAGTCGGGGCGAGCTGCACCGGGAGCTGGCGAAGGTGTATGCGCAAGTCCCGGCCGTGGACTGCCGGGGTGCCTGCTGGGACACGTGCACCCGGTTCCCGGTGTCGCGGCTGGAGAACCGCAGGCTGTGGCGCGAGACCGGCCGCGAGATCGAGCCGCCGGGGATGCCGCCGCATCCGCCGTGCCCGCTGCTGACCAATCTGGGCCAGTGCTCGGCGTATGCGATCCGGCCGTTGATCTGCCGGGTCTGGGGGTCGTCGGTGCTGTTCCCGTGCAACTACGGGTGCGTCCCGGCTGGCGGCCTGCTGGGCATCCAGGACACGTATCGGCTGTTCGCACAGGTGTACGACCTGTCGGGGGAACAGGAGATGGCCGAGGTCTGCGCAGAGATCGCGGCCAAGCCCGATGCCGAGCTTGCGCCGTTGCTGCCGTCGTTGAAGGCGATGGCCTGGGGGAAGATCGACTACGGCGAGGCGCTGCGCCGGACCGGCCGTGCTCGGTAGCCGGTCATTGGCGGCGCAGGAACGACTCGCACGCCCGGTCGAACAGTCCCCAGGTCTCTGTGCCGCCGGGGGCCCGTTCGCCGTGCTCGCGCAGGTGCAGGGCGTACCGCAGGAGCCGGACGGCCTCGGCGAACTCGGCCGGGTCGATCGGCGCATAGTCGGTGCCGCACGCGGGGCAGACCATGCCGACGGTCTGGCGGGTCGGGCCTGTGCAGGTCGGGCAGGTGTACGTCAGCAGCCATGCGATCCGGTCGGCCAGGTCCGGGTCGCCGTCGACGACGACCGCGGCCGGCCGGTTGCCGGGGCCGGCGTCCTGCCGGACGATCAGCTTGCCGTCGGCCCGGTAGACGGTCATGCCGGCTCGGCCACCGCAGCCCCGGCGCGGGCGCGGGCGCGCTCGAGGATGCCGGCGACCGTCTCGGCGATCGCGTGCATGAACAGCGGGGGGACGCTGTTGCCGAGCCGGTTGTGGATCTGCATGTAGGTGGAGTCGGCCCAGTCGTACTCGTCGGGGAACGACTGCAGCCGGGCGAGCTCGCGGGTGCCGACGTACCGGTCGTCGTCGGGGTGCAGCAGGGCGACGTAGCCGGCGGGGAAGAACGACTTGATCAGCGTCGGCGCGGGTTTGTGCCAGTCGAGCCGGGCCAAGCCGAAGCCGCGCAGCTTGTGCCCGTAGGAGGTCAGGGCGTCGGCGCCGTTACGGCCGGGCCGCACGATCCGGGCGAGTTTGGGGGCCTTCTGGCCGCCGATCGGGGCGACCAGGCCCGGCGTGTCGAGGCCGGCGAGGGCGTCGCGGACGGTCAACGGCCTGGTGCGGGCGCGCGGGTGCTCGGGTGCGACACCGAGGTCGTCGCGGATGCCGACGAACACCAGCCGGCGGCGTTTCTGCGGGACGCCGAAGTATTCGGTGCTCATCACCCGGGCCTGCACGGTGTAGCCGGCGTCGTGCAGCTCGGCCATGATCTCGGCGAAGACGGCCTTCATCTTGCCGATGACCAGGCCGGGCACGTTCTCCATCACGAACACCTTCGGCTGCCACGCGGTCAGCAGGCGGACGAACTCGCGGAAGAGCTGGTTGCGGGGGTCGTCGAGGATCCGTTTGCCGATCATCGAGAAGCCCTGGCACGGCGGGGAGCCGTCGAGGACGTCCAGCATGCCGGGTTCCAGGTCGAGGACGGCCGGGTCGAGGTCGGCGATGTCGCCGTGGAAGACGCGCACGTGGGGGAAGTTGCGGGTCAGGCAGGCCGCGGCGTGGTCGTCCCACTCGACGGCGAGCAGTTCCCGGAACCCGGCGATCGAGTACCCGAGCGACGACCCGCCGGCGCCGGCGAACGTCGACGGCCACGGTCGGCGCGTCCGGTGCGCGGGGGGCTTGGTGGGCGGCCCAGGCGGCGGCCAGGGTGGCCGGGTAGTCGGTCACGGCTCGAATTCCTCGCCGCAGTTGGGGCAGGTGACCGTCTTGCCGGCCTTGATCTCGTCGCCGTTGCCGCCGGGTTCGGCCAAGGGGAAGCCGGCCAGGTCGCCGGGGTCGCCGAGCAGGGCGGCAAGGTCCGCGCCGGTCCAGCCGAGCACGGTCATGTCGAACTCGACGTCGGCCAGCGAGCGCAGGTGCTCGGACAGTTGCTGTTCGTCCCAGGAGGCGAGTTCGGCGGTGCGGTTGTCGGCGAGGGCGTAGGCGCGGGCGGTCATCGTGTCGTCGTCGACGAACACCGCGGCGATCATCGGCCAGCCGAGCTCGAGGGCGGCTTCCAGGGTGGTGTTGCCGGCGATGACGATGCCGGTCGGGGTGCCGTCGGCGGCGTCGCCGATGCGTTTGGCGACGACCGGTTTGCGTTGGCCGAACGCCTTCAGGGAGCGGCGCACGGCGGCGGTGTCGCCGCGGCGGGCGTTGTCGGGGTCGTGTTGCAGGTTGTCGACGGGGACGGCGAGGGCTCGAAGCGGTTCGAGGATCGGCGAGGTCATGAGGGTTCCTGGATGTGACGTAGGACAGGCCAAAACTATGGACTACGGTTCAGGGTTTCCGCTACGATAGAACAGTCGCCGGGTCACCCCGGAGCGACACAACTAAATAGAGGGGAGGTGATCGGATGACCTGGTTCGACCACATGGAAGCCCTGGCCCGTGCCAACGGCTGCCGCCTGACCCAGACCCCGAAGGGGATCTGGTATCTGGTGACAGCGACGCGCAGATGGGACCTGGGGCCGACGCCCACGACCAGCGGGGGTTACCTCGCGTGGGCCCGGATCTTCCGCAAGGCCGGACTCATCTGATCAAGGGGTTCCCCAGCGCCGATATCGCTGGGGAGCCCCGCCTCCCTCAAATCAACCACGACCGGCGACAGGAGATCAACCCGTGATCTTGTGGGACGTACGCCTCACCTATGCCCTGGCCATCCCCGAGATGTTGCAGGGCGACCCGATGCACGCCCTGGTGGACGAGGGCACCGACATGGCCGTCGAGTACGCGGCCACCTCGACCGTCTTCCACCTGACCGTACGGGCCGACACCGGCCCGCAGGCGATCGCATGCGGCCACAGGGTGCTCGCGAAGGTGCAGACCGAGCTGTTCTCCGGGGTCGCCCCGGAGGGCTACGAGGCCTACACGATCGCCGAGGCCGACCGGCGCGCGGCGGCGGCCATGGTGCCGAAGCTGGCCAGCCTGGGCGACTTCGGCCGAATGGCCGGCCTGGGCAAGACCCGGACGCACCAACTGGCCGACCGGGCGGACTTCCCCCGGCCGATCGACACCACGGCGGGCGGCGCGATCTACCGCGAGGCCGACCTGCTGGCCTTCCTCGCGGCCTGGGACCGCACGCCCGGCCGCCCCCGTACCGCTACCGCACAGCAACCGGAGGACAACCGATGAGCAACGACCTCGAGGCCGGTTTCACGATGCCCGACGGCAGCATCATCCTGAACCCTGTTCAGGCCCGCAAGCTGGGCGAACTGCTCGAGCGGCACGTCGACCTGGACGTCGTGTCGCTGGACAACGACGACCCCGAGGGCGCCCTGTTCGTGGAGGCGCTGATCGGGGCGATCAGGGCCAAGGCGGGTGTTGCGCAGGTCACGGTCGACCAGCCGTAGACAGTCACACAGTTTCTGTGTTACTGTGTATGTATGAGCAAGAACATCAGCGCCGAGGCCGCCGCGGTCCTCAAGGCCATCAAGACCCAGACCCCCCTGCCGGACGACATGCCCGACCACGTCATCTGGAAGGCCGAGGACGAACTGCTCCGACAGGGCCTGGTATACCGCGAGGACGGCGACCTGGTCGCCTACCTCACCGAAGAGGAGATGGCACAGCAGTGACCAACGACCGACCCGGCCCCCTGCTCGGGGGCCGGGGGGTCGAGGACACGGGCACACCGTGCCCGCTGTGCGCCCACGACAGCCGCCGCACGGTCGGCGGGTCGACCCCCACGCTGCGCAGACTGGCCGACGGCTCCGACCCCCGGCTGTTCTGCATCGGCACCCACGGCTACCTCACCGACGACGAATTGAGCACCCGCTGATGCCTGCCCCGAGAACCCCGAACACCGAACAGGCCCGCAAGATCCGTGCGGCCAACGTCCGACGGCGCCGTATACAGGCCGCCGCCGATGTGCTGTCCGAGCACGGCCGCGACGGCCAGGAGGTCGCCGCCGCCCTGCTGCGCAGGACCGGATGGACCGTCACCGCCCCCGCGCCCCTCGAGGACACCCGATGACCGGCACCGACGGCCGGCTTGTCTACCGGCCCGGTGACCTCGTGCGGTTCTTCGCCTGGGGCGCCACGATCACCGCCCGGGTAATGGCCCGCGTCGAGCACCTCTACGAAGAGGGCGACAGCGGGATCGCCGGTCCCGGTTTCCTCGCCGAGGACACCGCATCCGGGGCCCGCACCTGGGGCCTGGACTCCGAGATCCTCGACATCGTCAACGACAACTGACCCCCCGAAAACCAAGGCAAAGGAAACGATCCCCGTGCTGTTCACCCTCGAGCAGGCCACCTATGTGACCGCCGTGCTCTTCAACGTCGACCGGTTCGGTGCCGACGCCGCGACGAAACTCGAGCTGACCGACCGCTGCCACGAGTGCGGGCGGACCGTCGAGGCCGACGACAAGACCCTGCACGTCATCGGCACGATCGCCGCCGACCGGCCGGCACCGTACGTGATCGTCGGCTGCGAGGGCTACTGGCACGTCGACCCGGCCAAGGTCGGTATCGACCGCCCGCAGTGGCAAGCCCCCGATGTGCAACCGCCGACGGGCGAGGACCTGCGCGGCAAGTTGGTCCGCCTGATCGAGTACACGATCGGCGGCACCGGCACGACCTTCGACTCGAAGGCGTCGACCGGCGGTAACTGCTGGGCGATGTTCCTGGAGCACGACGGCCGCCGGTTGGAGATCACCGACGGCGACAACGACCTGCCGTTCACCGACGACACCTTCCGCAACCTGTCGTTCTCGTACTTCACGGCCGACGGCGAACCCGACGGGGAATGCACGATCGTCTGGCAGGGCCCGGCCGCGTGGGATGGCGACGACGCCGCCCGCTACTGGGAGAACACCGATGTCACCCTGCGGGCGTGGCTGGCGGGCGACCCCTACCGCGATCTGCCGGGGATGCAGGCATGATCGTCATCGGGGTGGTCGAGTGGTCGTCGGACGTACCGCGATCGCCGAGCCTGTTCGTCGGCGACACCGCCGCCGATGTGCAGCGGGGCGTCGCCCGGTTCCTCGTGTCGAAGGCCGCCGACGACGAGATCAACTATGTGGGCCCGGACTGGGTAGACGAGTTCCCGCTGCCCGCCGATGCCGACGACACGGCGGTCGGCGAGTGGCTGGATGCCTTGCAGGCGCAGACGACCGATGCCTGGCTGACGCTGTACGGCCCGGGCCTGGAGGCGGGGGACGGGGGTACCTTCACCGACCTGCGGAACCGGGCAGGTTAGCCTGCCGCAGGTGGGGCAGTTCGGCGGGCAGGCCGGCGGCGGCCAGGGTGGTGCGGGCCAGGGGGGTCAGCCCGAACTCGGTCGCGTACCGGTGCATGACGTTCGCGGCGTCGCGTTGGACGCGGACGGCGGGGTTCTGTACGACGATGCCCTTGAGCGCGCCGGGGACCAGGACCGGGGATCGGGCCAGGATCGCGGAGGCCTTGCGGTGGGTGGCGACGGCCTCGCAGTAGGCCAGCAGCGCATCGCGGTCGGCGCCGGTCGCGTCGGGCAGTTGGGCGATCGTGTGGTCCCAGATGGCGCGGACGTCGTCGGCCGCCTCCGGCGGGCAGGCCGGTGCGCCGGGCCGGCCGGTGTCGGGGTGGATGCGGTGCACGGTACCCATCGGCCCCCCTGCACGCTCTGTGGCCCGGTCAGGTCAACACCTGCCGTATTGCGGGCAGCGTCGACCAGTGGCAAGAGGCGTTCTTGACCCCGATGCTAGGCCCGGCCGGGGCCGGGTTTCAGGCGGCCGGGCAAATCTTGCGGCGCGACGGCCCGCTGGTCGCCTGCCGGGCCAGCCGGTCGGCGCGGCAGCAGGCATCCCACTCGTACAGGTTCGCCGGCCCCGACGGGCCCGGTATCCGGGCCGCCGACGACGGGTCGAGGCCGGCGGGAACCGGGCGGCCGTAGAGGGCGGCCAGCCCGGCGACGGTGACCGGGGCCAGCAGCGCCGGCCGCCACAGGGTGGGCCGGGCCCAGGCGCGCAGCCGGGCCGCGCGGACGTCGCCCCACCGGTCCCGGACGTCCGCCGCGGTGACCAGCTCCACCCCCGCCACGACGAGCATCAGCCGACCCCGGACCGCTCGAGGGCAGCGCGTAGGGCGGCGAGCCAGTCGGCGCGCTGCTGGGCGCTCATGTTGTTCCAGCCGCCGCAGTCGCGCCGGTAGGCCTTGAGCACGGCCAGGGCGCGCACGAACCGGAGCTGCTGGTACTGCCGCCACAGCAGCCACCCGTAGATCAAGGCCAGGATGCCCCAGGCGAACGCGGGCGGCCCGCCGGTCGGGGTGAGCGCGACCAGGGCCGCGGAGACGATCATGCCGAGGGCGAGCAAGATCGGCAGCGACCGCCACACCCGCCGGCCGACGGCCTCGGGTTCGTCGTCCGGGGCCACGGCCGTCAGCACCGGCCGTCCTGTTCGTCGTGCAGGGCGCTGCACAGGTCGAAGAACCATTCGTCGCGCTGGGCATCGTTCATACGTTCCCAACCGCCGAGCAGGTCGCTGCGACGCGCCAGCGCCGCCAGGGCCCGCGCGAAGCGCCGGTCGCGGTAGTACTCGTGGATCAGCCAGGCATAGACGGCGATCACGAACGTCCACAGCACGACCGCGATCGGGGTCGCGGTCACGGTGACGGTGATCAGCCACAGGGACGCGACAACCCCGACGGTCACCAGCATGCCCTGCACCCACCCCAGCCGCCGCCGCAGACCCGGCCCCAGCCGCCGCAGGCCGGTCACAGCCGGTCCAGGACGCGTTGCACGTCGGCGAGCCACTGCACCTTCTGGGCGTCGGTCATGTTCTCCCAGCCGCCCAGCTCCCGCCGGCGGGCATCCAGGGCGCGCAGGGCACGGGCAAACCGGCGGTCGCGCCAGATCAGCCAGATGCAGAGGGCGACGATGACCACGTAGAGCACGATCACCGGCCAGACCGCGCCGAAGTTTCGCGCCACGATCCCCAGCAGCCACAGGGCCACCCCGAGACCGGCGCCGATCAGCACCGCCGACAGCGGATGCCGGCCGGGCCGGGACGGGCGTGGGGAAGGGTCTGCCATGGTTCGCACCCTACGCGGCGCGGCCGGCCGGGCGGCCAGGTGCGGCCGGCGGGCCGGGTCCGGCGGCACGTATGCCGCCCAGGGCAGCGCTCGCCGGTACCTGTCGGTCAACGGCACATCGATGCCTCCTGCCTGCGTCTACATCGTTTCGGTCAGGGTCGCCCCGCACTCGGCGAGGCTTCGGCGGACCAGGTCCGTCAACGGCACCCGCAGGGGTACGGTCCGGATCTCCTGGTCCAGGTCGTCACCGATGCGGGTGACCCGCGCCCTGGACATGTTCCACCGGTCCGGGGCGTCGGTGTCCCATACCCAGCAGGTGACCGACAACTGCTCGCGCCGCTCGTCGACGACGATCGCGGGCCGGTCCGGGATGCACTCGTCGATGCCGTTGAGGTACAGCCAGTCGTAGCAGACCCGGAACGTGTACGGCATCGCCTTCACCCGCCGGCGTCCGCAGCCGGACCCCAGCGTGACCAGCCGGCCGTCGTCACGCCCCACCCGGGCCCCCGGGCCGGCCGGTGGCGGCGGCGACCAGCCGCGGGTAGGTGACCCCGAGCTTGGCGGCCAGGTCGTGCCACTGGCCCAGGCCGGCGGCCCACCGGTGCTGCTTGCCCGGGTAGCGCACGGCGCAGCCGCACGGGCAGCCGGTGCCTTTGCATTCGCAGAGCCGGTTGCGGCAGCGGATCGACCACTCGTTGGAGTCCGGGCTGGTGCAGTCGGCGACCAGGTCCCGGCTGTCGCACGCCGGGCACGGCGCTTTGAGCACCAGCAGCGTCTGGTCGGCGCCGGCGGCGCGGCGGGCGTTGCGGTTGGCCCGCTCGAGCGCATCCAGCAGGTCCTGCAGGACGTCGAACGGGGTGCCGTTGTGCAGGTGGGTGGTGATCACGTGCAGGGCCGCGGCGACCTGCATGTCGTCGCTGTCGCACCAGCAGCACACCAGGGCGCAGACCGGGCAGGCCGTGCCCGGCCGGCGGGCGCGGGGGTCGTGCACGAGCCGTTCGATCGCGGTGCCGTGCACCGCCTCGTGCAGGGCGGCCGCGGCCCGCCACAACTGTTCGGCGACCACGACCCGGCCGTGGATCGGCGAGACCCGGGCCGCGTCCGGGTGCGGGCCGACGGTCGAGGGCGGCGGCACGGCCAGGTAGTTGGCGGCCCCGGACGGGATCCCGTCGATCGGTTCGGCGGGCGGCAGGTAGCGGGCGGCCCGGTCGCGGCGGGCCTCGCGGGCCTCGATGGCCTCCTGCGCCGGGGACAGGTGCCGTTCGGTCGGCGGGTCGGTCGGGCCGGGCAGGACCTGCTCGGACAGCCAGTCCCAGGCGGCGCGGACCTCCGCGACCGTGTGCGCGCAGGCCTGCGCCACGGCCAGACTCATGTGCCGGCCCGCCACGCGATCCGCGGATCCGACGCGAGGCGCCAGCCGCGGGCGTTCAACGCGGCGAGCAGCTCGGCGGCGAGGGTCAGGTCCTGTTCGCAGGCGTGCAGGGGCTGGCCGGGCAGGACCCGGCAGACCAGGGCGTGCAGGGTCGCGGCGACCGCGGTGACGTCGCGGGGGGCGGCGCCGGCGGACTGGGCGCCGCGGATAGTGCGCGGCGCCACCGCGTCCGACGGTTGCGGTTCCAGGCCCAGGATGTGGCAGTAGGCCTCGATGGCGGCCGCGTTGGGGTCGGCGGCGTCGTACTGCACGGCGGGGAAGTCCCGGGCGATCTGGGTGACGCGGACACGGACGCCGTACGGGATGTCGTCGCCGGGCATCGCCTCCGGCATCACATCGCATCACCCCCGCACGACCTGCCCTGTTGGTGCCGACTGTAGGCAGTCGATCACCGTGCGCGGGCCGGTATTGGCGGCGGTGCATACACGAAAGGGAGGAACAGCCCCGTTCCCGGGGTGCTGTCCCTCCCTGATCGGCACAAGAACCCCGAGCAGCCGATGAGGCCCGGTCCCTTCCCGAGGATCCGAGGATTTCCGAGTATTGCGTCGGGGGACGTTTCGCGGAAACCCGGCGGGCGGGCGCGGACGGGCCGGTCGGCCCCCTCCTGCGGGGCAAATGTGCAGGCTGATCGTAGCCGCCCCGTACTCAGGCGGGCAGCAGTTTCCTGGCCGCGGCGATCTCCCGGGCCAGGTCGGCCCTCGAGCCGGCCGGATCCTCGTCGTGCTCGCACGCCTGTTCCAGCAGCGGGATCCCGGACTCCAGGCCGGCGCGGGCCTGCTGCGGCGTGGCCTCGACACCGCGGCAGAACCACAACACCCGGGTCGGCTCGCCCAAACAGATCAGCGGCCCGGTCGGGGTTTTCGTGGGCTCCCAGCGGGTCGTCACCCACACCACCGCCACGCCGGGGTTGCGGGTCAGCATGTGCCCGGCCGGCATTTGGAAGCCGTTCTCCCCGGGGGTGATGCCCCGCTGGCGGCGGCGCATGTCCGGCCGCGACAAAAACGGGCACACCCGCACGCTGTAGATCGCGCATTCCAGGTGGCAGCCGGGTTCGGAGGTCACCTTGTTGACCGCGCACATCGGCCCGAGCACGAACGCCGCATACCGGCCCAGGGTCTGCCCGCACACCCAGCAGCAGCGGAACCTGACGGCATGGACCCACTTGTCGCCGTCGCCGACCCGCGGGTCCGGGACACCGGTGATCGTGGCGACGAACCACGGGATCGGCCGGCCGGCGACATCGGTCGGCAACCGGCGCATCCGGGCCGGCACCGGCACCGGCACCGCCACCGGCCGGTGGTCACCAATGTCCGTCACAACCGGCCCCCTCGACCACGGCCGGGTTGAGCAGCGTCAACGCGGCCCCGGTCACCGCGCACAGGACAAGGAACACGACCGCCCAGCCGTGCTGCTCGTGGTTCATCGCGTGCGCGAACCCGGCCCCCTGCGCCGCGCAGGACACCACCGCCGCAGCGACCAGCCAGTCGTCCATCAGCCGCAATCGCCGCTCTCGTGGTGCACCTCCGCGTGCAGGAACATCATCTGCCGCAGCATGGCGGCCTGATCGAACAGGACCCGCAGCCGCAGGTTCATCATCTGCGCCACCGCCGACATCGCTTGTTCGTCGCGCTCGTCGGAGCCCTTGGCGATCTCCGCCCCGTACGCGAACGCCCAGCAGGCGACCTCGCTGGTCGCCGCGGCCAGGGTCATCGGGGTCAGCATCGACTCGTGCAGCGTCTTGCAGCCGGCCGCAGCCTCCGCGGCCCGCAGCGAGACCGACGCCAGCGCGGCCAGGACCTCGGCCAGGTTGCCGTCGTGCACCGACATGAACCCGTCCCGGAAATCGTCCTGGTGCGGCGACTGGGTCGCGAACACCTCCCACATGCCCGTGATCCCCCGCAACGCCCCGGCCAGATGCGCGGCAACGTCGATGTCACCCGCCGCCATCCCGTCGACCGGCTCCATCGGGATCTCGAGGATCTCGAAGATCTTCCGGGCCTGCTGTTCGGTGGGGAAGTCGACTGCCGGCGCCGCGAACCGGGCATCAGCCGCACCCGGCACCCCGGCCGGCCCGCCGTTGTGGTCGTGGTCGTGGTTGTCGGTCATCGTGTCCTCCACGTCGCACGGCCTCGGCCGCCGCGGCGGCACGCGACAACAGCACGAACTGCTCGACCACGGTCGCGCCGATCCGCTGCTGCTCGCTGCCGTAGTACACAGCCCTCATTGTCGCCGCCACCACAGCGTCCCCGTGCCCTCACGGTGCAAACGCTGTACCCGACCCCGATCGGCGAGCCGATGCAGGATCGGCAGCACCACGGCTGCCGTCAGGCCGATCTCGTCGGCGATCTCTGCCGTCGGCCAGGCCGGGCCGCCCAACGGCGGCGCCGCCCGCCATACCCGATCCGCTACCGGGTCGGCCGGCGCAACGGTCTCGGCACTCTTACGCGGCCGCGGCGTCGACCGTGCGGTCCTCGATTTGTCAGCCACCTCTGCGGTCCTCCCCAAAACACCGTCACATGCACCTGTGTCTCCGCACCGTCGTCGCCGTCGAGCTCGAGCCGCCACTCGTGGTACGCCATCACCCGCGCCGCGCCCGCCCCGACGGCCAGTACCAACCCGGTCGCCGCCCACGCCCACCAGCCGCCGTCGCCCACACAGGCCGCCAGCACCGCCACCCCGACCGCCGTCCACGCCCCCGTGGCCAATGCCGTCGACCGCCACCACCAGCCGTCCGGGCCGCCCAAAAGCCGCCCCGACACCAGCAGCACCACCCCGACCAGGCACACCGTCCCGGCGGCGGCCGCCGTCACGATCCGGCCCGCTCCGCACCGTCGAACCCGATATTGCCCGCCCTGCCGTCGTCGATGCTCACCCAGCGGAACCTAGGCGAAAAACCGGACACAGGTCAACAACACGCCGTACCCCGGACCCGCCGACAAACCCGAATGCCACCAACGGGGGAACCTGACCGGGTTAGGCTCCCGAACTAGGCACACACCCCGGGCCACCCCGGCCGACCGCACCGGCCTCGGACCCGGACCCCATGCACCACCACCGGCCACCCGCCCTCAGGCGTGCCACGGCCGGCAGTCCGGCATGCCCGAAAACGATCGGCAGGAGAGTACGTGACGTCACAACTGGCCGGCGCCCAGGTCGACGCCGACATGGCCGCCGCCGTCCTCGCCTTCCTCCGCGGCAGCCCCGGCCGCGAGTACACCGCCCACCAGGTCTGGGGC